GTAAAAGGTTAAACAACATTGGGGTTGATCTGCGTAACGTGCATGGTTCCAGACGAGGCACCAGAGAGTGTGATACCTGTGACAGTAACAGTGGGCGGGGTAAGAGAACCAGACGGAGCTTTAATGCTGACATTAAAACTGGCAATGATGACATTCATGGAAGTACCAGCAGAACTAATCGCATTACTCCAGCCGGTCCAGGTTACTGGACCGGCCTGAATGGTGGAGGAGTAAGTGAGAGTAGGCTGCGTAGTATCAGATAGAGCAGCAGTTCCATAAATGATCGTAACAGCAAAACTCCCTCCAGCGAGAGTAGAGGGAAAAGTGAGGTCAGTGAGGCTAGCTGTAAGCGCAAAGTTGTTGGTCGCATGGGCAGTCATGGATGTACCAAATGGAGAAGCAGTCGTGGGAGAAACAAATTCCCAAAGACCACTAAGAATGGTACGGCCTGAAATGCCGCCATAGAGTTGAGGCTTGTATAATGTAATATCATACGAGATCCACAACTCACCAACAACCTGGCTAGCTGAACAACCTGCGGTAGCTACTTGGAGATTACCAAGATCGTACCAACGTTTGTTGTCAGTAGTAGCAACATCGCCAGACCGGATGTTAAGCACACGGAGCATGCGCTCAGCTACACTACACTCAATAGGATGCATGAGTGACTGTGCAGAGTTGCCGCTAACGGCAAATTGTGCGTTTTCCATCTCAACTTTGGATGCATAAGCTGGGTCGATAACATCATAATCAGTGGATAAAATGACAGTACCAAGAGAAGCAGTACCACTATAAGAAGAAGACAAACTCTTGAAAATCACTACCATGCCATTGGGCTTCCACTGGTCGTACTGCTGGGCAAAGGAGCAGAGCCAGGGGAAAGTAGTGAATAATCCAGGGTTGAGAGCATAAGAAGTGACGTTGAAAGCACCAGTGACGGATGAAGCAACGACATCTCCAAGATACTCCCGATGAACAACGCGGGTACCGCGAGTGATATCGTTGAAGGAAGGAACAGCGACACCATCAAAGGCGGCGGCATGAGTAGCGAGAGAGTTGTTGGAAACGGTGAAATAGTCACCAGTGCCAGAAATCTTGCCAAGGAAACCTCCAATGGCAGATCCAGCTTTCTGTGAACCAAGTTTCTTTCCAATAAAGCCACCAGTGGTTTTGAATGGACGATCAGCAAAACCTTCGGCAGCCTTAACAACTTTCACTGCAGCCTTAACCTTGTTCTGGGCGGATTTGAGTTTGGCCTTAAGCGATTTACCCATGTAAGACAAAAGATAGTAAAGACAAAAGGGTACAAGTAGAGAGTATGAGGCAATTAAACGATGAGAGAATGTATGATTAAGAGCGTAAAGTAAAAACGGGGTGATTGTTAAAATCATACCCGGGGAGCCCTAAACTCCCCGGCTTTACGCTTACCTAGATTCACTCGGAGGATGCTCCGGCAGCAGTGCTGCGGCCACGACGGTTAGGGCCGTTGGATGTGGTCTGTGGTTTTTCCTTTGGTTTTCGAGCCCTCCAATCACGTGTGCGAGAAGTGCCACGGCGGCGGTCAGGTTGTCCAATAGGGACAGGCTGAGGAGGCGGAGGTTGGGGGGCAGAGGGTGCAGGGTCAATACGCTCATTGGACAGAACAACAGGAATGGCGACAGTGGGACGAGATGGCTCAGCAAAAGTTGGGGCCTGCAATAAAGCAGTGGAACTAGTGACATTAGATAGCCATTGGTCGAATGCGTCAAAATTGAAGGTGCTAAGCACAGAATGTGCATAAGCATCCATCCAATCAGCTGGTCTGTTGGGGTATTGAACGGTAATGGGTAAATCATCATGCCAACGTTTGATGACATGTGGATGCCCAACACCTTCTGCATCAAGTATCTCAATCGCGCGACGGCAGAAAGGGCCTAAGACAGGAGTGTTGGCGTCAGACAGAATGTATGAGCGTACTTTGTCAGATAACTTCATAGCAGGTGTAATGTTAGAAGGCATGACAGTAGTAGCATGTATTTTGCTGAGCTGACGAGGAAGGTCAGCACAGGAATTCTGATCGCCAGTCCAAACGTCAGGACCATAGATACGAGAGAGGAAAACAACTCCAATTTTACCACGTGGGACAGCTTCAGCTTTTAGTCTAAGACCAATTGAAGCGGTAGCCCTGACATATGTGGGTATATGGATGTCAGGGTTAAGACCATCATCGCCACCATGGATGCCACGGTTGAGGGCGATCCATGACTGGTCAGGGGTTTGAAAGGAACCATTGACACGTGTCATGCGGTGGGTGAGGAAAGTTGCGAAAGCATTATCAATACTATTGAATATTGATGTCTCAGGACTACCAGAACCACGAGCAGTTCCACTATCATACTTAGTTCGTTTGCGACAAATGGCACGTAGATGGTATTGTGATCGGTGCAAGTCGTCAAGCGTGGGCATTTCAGAGAGAGGGAATGCCCGAGCGAGGACAGAACGTTCAAGCTGTCGAAGGACAGGAGAAATAGTTCCATCAAGACGATTAAAGTCAGATTTTGTGACAGTGGAAGCTGTAGCACAAACACTCACAACACGGGCAGCAATGTCAGTAGGAGTGCGTCCAAAAGCATACCAAGGGGTATCTTTAAGGAACGCAGAAAGAGCATAGGTGTAGCGTGAGTATTGTGCTTTATCAACACCATTGATAGTGGAGATAAGACGTGGGTCAGCAGGTTTAGAGTAAGCTTCGGCTTTGATGAAGACTTTGAGCATACGGATGGGATTCAGCAATGAAGAATCATCCAAGATACGACGTTGGGAAGGTCTATCTTGTTTATCGTATACAGCATCTAAGTCAACCGGTATAACGGTATGAGGAACGGGAATCAATCGTTCAACAAATTCACCAATAACTTTGTGCAGGAACGGTGTCATGGGAAGGGCACCTTCGGGACTCTTAACATCAAGAATACGACCTTGTACGGCACGTTGTTCGTTACCAAGAGTTTGGTCAGGAGCATAACACTCATGTAACAACGGCGTCATATAAGCATGTAAACTAGGTTTGGCATCCTCTTCAAAATTGCCAAACTGATATCGACGGATGGCGTCAACAACAGGATAGATTACATGAGGCTTATATGTGTACGACTGGCGGTGGTAATCGAGCAGGATGACAGCGGCTTGGCGCTTAGCGACAGACTCACCAGGATCAGTTGTGGGCTCACCAATGTTGGCCTCAACAGTAGGTGTGGTGACGTCATGCTTACTAACACGCATAAGATTGGATATGGTGTTATCCTCGATAACGGGGACAGTAGCTACGGCGTATTGACCGACACGAGCTGTGGATATGAGATGCCCGTCATTGGAATGGATTTCAAGGCGGGCAAAGTCACCAACAACAGGGTTGAGGTATTCAAGTGTTTTGGAGGAGAACAAATAGGACATCATAGCAAAGAGCCCACGCCATTGGAGTACAGGAGTTAAAAGCACAAGCTCATGATGCGGGGACATGGGACGTCGGTCAACCAAATAGGTGGTTGTGGAGTATGGGATACCAAAGAATGTTGAACTGGCAGTTAAGTGATCGAGGGAATAGTTCCAGAGCAAATGCTGGAACGATCCACCGCCAGTAACTTGATAATGCACCTCACCAGTGGGCATAAAGGTGAAAGAGAAGTCTTGGCAGATACCAGCAGCAGCACGTGGTTGAAAGGTATATAACAACAACGGCGAGAGGTTACTGCCAAGAAATTGTGGCATATCAACGTAATAATCAACATCAATGAAAACACGGAGGTCAGTGTCGCTTGAAAAATCAAGAGCAGGAACGGTGGTCATGTCCTTCATCCAATAAAAGGAGCGAGAACCAGCACGATTGGAGCGCTGGTCGCTACGAGAGCATTGGAAGAAGAAGGGAAGAAGACCAAGGTTGGCTGAGAACCGTTCAGCGAATAAAGTAGCGGAAGAACGGTCAGCGGCGGCATGACCATGGGTGTGCCCATCTACGGCACGCTGGGTAACCATAGGGGTGTCCATGAATTGACTCCTAAGAAGTTCAGGGGAAAAATTGGAGCGGCCAGCGTAGTATGCTAACAACGTCTTGATGTACTGCCTATAGCGGTACCCAAGGGACACAACACAGAAAGTAGTGGTTGTGGCAGCTAGAACGGTGGCCATGGAGGAAAATCTAGGATTTTCCATCTGAGCAAGATGCTCAGGCATCGTAACAACGAGTGCAACGGAATTGGGCGGCGTAACGCCGACTTCAGCCGGATGAATGCGATAGATTGCGCTCATGTGGGCTGGGATTCGAGACGTGATTAGTG